CGTATATATAGAATAGGCGGTAATTTAACAGCCTTCACATTAGTAACCACTATAGACAATACAGACACTACCTATACTGATAATATAGCTGACACTGATGTTGAAGGCACTTTATTAGAGTCTACATATTATGGACAAGCTCCATATGGGCTAAAATTCTTAACAGAGAACTACGGAATCTTTATTGGTGCTGTGGCTGATAAGGTGTACTTCACACCTATAGGTAAACCAAATGCTTGGCCAGTGGCTAACTATATTGACTTTGATTCTAATATTACAGGTATAGGTAAAGTCTTTAATGGCATTATAGTATTTACTGAATTTAAAACCTATCTAGTTACAGGTACGAATATAAACTCATTAGTTAAGCATCCTGCGTTATCAGAAATACAAGGGTGTAGAGAGCATAAAACTATAAAGTATATAAGTACTGGTCAGTTACTTTGGGTATCTAATGACGGCATATGCGTAACTACTGGTAGTGACGTAAAAGTACTGAGTAAAGACAAATTAGGCAAGCTTGATTTAAGCGTTAAAAACGCTGTGGTGCATGACGAAGTCTATTACCTACAAAAAGCTGATAAGACCATACTAGCTGTTGATACTAGATTTGGTCTAGTATTTAAAGACATTAACTCTGATACTACTAGACTAGTAGTAGCTAATGATATTCTTTACGGCTTCGATAACAATACATTGTACCAGATGTTTGCTGATTCAGAAGATGAGAGTTATACCTACTTATCCCCCGACTTTACTGAAGGTTCTTACACAGACTTAAAGTCTTATAAGAGTTTCTTTATACGAGCAAGTGGTGCTTTTACTATAAGCTTGATTATGGACGGAGTTACAGTAAAGAGTAAGTCGTATACTGGCGTAGAGACCCATGAATTAAAAGCTCCACAGTCAAAGCAGCAGAGCTATTCTTTACAGTTTAAAATAGTTGGTACAGCAGTTATAAAAGAAATAGAGTACAAAGCTTTACCTAGGAAAGGTGACTAATGTCTATTGATAATGATACACTAGTTAGTTTACCTGCTGATCTAAGTGATCAAATAGCTTTACGTAAAGCTTTACAAATAATAATAGACAGACTTGATCTTATTACACTATTACGAGTAACTACAGATAACGCTATTCTAAGAGCGGACGGTAAGGAAGGGCAATACCAAGATAGTTTAGTTCAAATATTAGATAGCGGTGCTTTAAAGTTCGCTAACAGAGATTTAACGACAACATCAGAAGCTGGCGTATTAGAATACGCAGATGGACACTTTTATATATCAGGAGAACAAGCAGCTCGTCACGCAATAACACGTTCAGATGAAGTTAAAACTACTACGACAGAAGTAACTAATACAACCGTTGAGACAACTATATACTCAAAAGTATTTGCTGCTAATGAATTACATATAGATGAAGTAGTTTCAATTTTGCTCTCTGGTGTGTATAGCAACGCTCCTTCGTCAGATGATTTTAGTATAAGACTTAAAGTAAATGGTGTAACTATTCACACACTACCAAGAGTAGGCGGTAACGTAACAGACGTTGGGTGGGAAACTTTAGCTAGGTTTACAGTAAAGACTCCTGGCATTAGTGGAACATATGTAGACTTTTTTAAATTCACAGAGTCTGGCAGTCCTCCTTATTCAGGTGCTGACAGTAGCGCGCATATTGTAGACACCACAATAGCTAGTACTTTTACAGTAACTATGCAATGGGATAACGCTAAAGCAGGCAATACATTCTTTTGTACGCAAGGATTTACACAACTTAATCATTAATAATTAAATTTAATACAAAAAATTACGCTATAATATACTATGGAAAATTTGATCGGAAAAGAGCACTTATTAGCCTTTGAGCAGAAGTTTGACGAACTGTTTTTAGGTAATAGAGATGCTACCCAATTAGCCTTAGACATGCTATATGTAGTGCATGTGTGGGACGACCTTATCGACAAGGATCCTACTACAGACAAGTATATTAATACAGCGTTTAGAAAGCTAATATACGATATTCCGTGTAATCCAGTAATGACTCAGGGGTTATCACTATTGTGGTTAAACTGCTATCATCAATGGTTAGCAGCTAATGAATTTGAAGACAAAGCTACAGATGACAAATTAAATAAAGCTTATATGCTCAGAGCATCTATTTATCAATTGTTTAATCATATAGCTATGATAGTGGGCGGTATAGACTACGCTGCTACTATAAGCTCAGACGTATATGACTTATATGGTGAGACGTTAGACAACTTTATAGAGGAAGTTCGTAATGCCTGATCCAGTGAGTGGTATGATAGGCTTAGGAGTTGCCAGTATGGTAGTGGGTAGTGAGTCCGCTGATAAGGCTGGACGAGCTGAAAAGCGACGTTTAGCTTTCGATGAGAAACAGTACGCTGATTGGAAAGCTATTTATGGTCCTATAGAAGAAAACTTATCAGAGTACTACACTAATCTTACACCAGAACGCTTAACTGCGCAGGGTTTACAAGGCCAGCAAGCAGAGTTCCAAAGGGCTAGAACTCACATACAAGAGAATCTCACCCAACGAGGTCTAGCAGATTCCGGCGTAGCTATTGCAGCTGATACTAATCTAGAACTGCAAAACGCACTAGCTAGAGCTAAGATTAGATCTGACGCACCTGAAAGGGTGAGAGAACAACAGCAAAGCTTTTTGCAAGGCGGAGAAGCTCGTCGTGCTGGCGCAGTACAAAACATATCTTCTGGATTAGCGAGAACAGCTGAGAGTCACGGACAGCAAGCAGCGTCTCAATTTGCAGCCGCTGGTTCATTGTTGAGCATGGGTATATCTAATATACCTACTGCCTCCGATCCAACTTTACTGAGGGATTAAGAATGCCAGGACCTACCGCTACTACTGGAATACTTGGTGCGCTTGCTAAAGGCGCTCAAGGATACGGTACACCTGACTCTAGAGCTGCAGCGAGAACTCGTAAAGCTCAATCAGATGCTGAGCTCAATAAATTAAACCTGCGGCAAGAAGCAGGTATTGACGAGCAAGAGATCAAACTGCTAAAACAACAGAATCAAAAGCTTATTAATGATGGCGCACGTGCTAAGACATACGAGGCCTTCCGCGCATTTAATGCTGATGGTGACACGCGACATTTCAATAACGCTCTACAAGATCCTGTCATTAAGAATCTATTCCCTGATGTATTAACTGTCGATAAGATAGATATTGTTAATGACACACAACTAATAGCTAAGTCTGGACTTGATCCTTCATTGTTTAGTGACCCTGAACTTGGGCCTAACGCAGCAGGTCGCTTTGTTAAAATAACTAAAGGTGATGGAACTAAAGAAATAGCTGACGTTCTACAGTTGCAAGCTGCAACTGGTTATACTCAACACATGAATAACGTTGAACGTGAAGAGTTACTTGAGAAGTCTAGAATAACTAAGAACTTAAAGTCTACTGAAGATACAACAGCGCTAAATAAAGACTCTCGGCGCGCAGGTGAGATTAAAGCTAAGCAGGCCCGCGGTGAACCTATCACAGAGATGGATAAAGAGTTCTTGAAAGGCTGGGAAGATAAGTTAGCTGGTAATGTCGTAGGCCAACAGCGATTAACTGAGAATGCAGAAGCTGACCTATTAGCTAGAGTAGAGGGTGATGAAGGCTGGCAGAAATTAGACTTGAGTGATAGAGCTACACGTAACATGGTTAGACCTTATATTGAGCGTATGGAACGCTTTGGCGGTCTTGACTTACCTAGAGATTCTCGACAAACTATACAGCAAGTAGGTAAACTGCTCGCACTAGGTAAACCTGTTGGTAAGCTTACAGAAGCAGAGACTGGTCTTGTGGACTCTGCATTCTTTAAACTAAGTAAATACACCTCTGGTGAAGTGTCACAGAAAGACATGATAGCTATTAAATCTGCTGCTGGCTATAACGCGTTTCAGAATGAGCTACGTAAAGTGCTATATGGCTCAGTGTTGACACCAGGCGAGATTGAAAAGTTCAACTCTGCTTATGGTACTCTAAAGCAACAATTTCCACAAGTTATGTCACAATTCGGTATTATGCTGAGCGGGCTTAAAGCAGATATTGAAAGTGTTATTGATCTTAATAGTCCTTATGTAGCTGAGTACCGTTTGGGGGGTTCTAAAGAAGAGGTAGAAGACCTAATAGACAATATTGACACTATCTTAGCAGGTGAAGTATCTGAACCTGCGCGAGCTAAATCTGAACATGTTAAGAAGTCACTAGATGAAATCTTTAAGGCTCCAGCTCAATGAAGACTGACATTCTTACACTAAAAGACACCTTTAAATTAGGGTACGACGCTTATGAGGATTCTCGTAAGGAGGCTAATGAGGTACAGGACATGTACCACAATAGGCAGTATACCACTGAACAGTTAAACATCTTAACTAATCGTGGCCAACCTGCAGAGACCTTCAATGTTATAAAGTTGTTCGCTCGTATGTTGCTAGGGTACTACTCAAATGTAGTTAACACTGTAACTATCTCTCCTGTACAAGAGCAAGATGTTGCTACAGCTTCACTGCTTAATGACATTACTAAATACACTATTAGGAATAACCGATTCGTACATGAGGGCGATAAAGTAAAACTGTCTGCTCTTTTATCCGGTCTAATGGTTACCTATGTAGATGTAAAAGATACAGGCAAGAAAGATAAGTTTGGCAGAGTTCTGCGTAAGATCACTATTAATCATGTACCTGATAGTGAAGTAGTGCTAGACCCATTGAGTCGCAAAGAAGACTATTCTGATGCTCGCTTTATCCATAGGTTTAAATGGCTTAGTGAAGACCAAGTAGTTAAGCTTTACGGCAGAGCTAAGATGGAAGAGCTTGACGCCTACTATAATCACTTAGATATAGATGAGGCTGAATTTGAGTACTCTTACAACGGAGAGTTTACTGGCTACTATAAGATCTTTGATAACTTCTTAATAGTTCAAACTATTATAGAGGACGATGAAGGTAAGTCTTGGTCTATCCATTGGAGTGGCGAGACTGAATTGCATCGTAAAGAAGTCACGCACAAAGAGGTTAAAAATCCTTACCGTGTAGTGCGTCTACATACCTCAGATAGAACTGAGTACTATGGCATATTTAGAGAAGTTATAGAGACTCAGAAAGCTATTAACCAGGCGCTCATTAAAATCCAGTTAATGGTCAACACCCAGAAAGCATTTGTTGAAGACGGTGCTGTAGACAACATTGAGGAGTTCACGGATTCTTTCAATCGCGTCAATGCTATAGTTACTGTTAACGACCTTAGCGGTATTAAGATTGAGAGTCTAACACGTGAAGTGCTAGATCAGTATACAGTCATAGATAAAGCATTTGATCGTGTACAGCGCATCCTTAGTATTAATGACAGTTTCTTAGGCATGGCATTTGCGTCTGATTCAGGCCGCAAAGTTAAGCTCCAGCAGAACGCTACCATTACTGCTTTACGCTATATTACTGGTAGATTGGAACAGTTCTATGAACTAGTAGGTTGGGACATAGTAAATCTAGCTAAACAGTATTATACAGCTAATCAAGTTTTAAATATGAGTGACGAAACCACTGGTCAAAAGTGGATAGAAATCAATAAGCCCATGGAGGTATTCACTGGTCAGTTAGACGAGCAGGGTCAACCTATAATGGAGTTCATGTTTGAGGAAGTAAGAGACCCAGCTTCCGGCGACGTAATGGAGGATTCAGATGGAAATATTCTTGTTGCTCCCATTCCTGAGGAAGAGACTGAGATCGCATTCACGGACGTCGACATTGAAATCACGTCTGTCGCATATAATGATGAAGATGAGAAGAACCAGTTAATGCTAGAAACTGTACTATCTGGTCAGACAGGTCAGATGTTAGCTTCTGTAAATCCTGCAGGTTACTTCCAGGCTTCATCCTTAATGATCAGAACTATGAAGACTAAGCACAGTCAAGATATTGCAGCAATTCTCTCTCAAACTGCCGAAGCATTAGGCGGTAGTCCTGAGGCAGCAGCATTAGCTTCAGGCATAGCGCAGGGCCAAGGAGGTGATCAAGGTAGTCCGAAGAGCCAAGAGCAGAAACTTCCACAAAACACTAATGAGGGAGTAGACTGATGGCTGAAGAGTTACTTGCAGCGCCTATACTTACGCCTGAGGTAGCCGCTACACCTGTTATAGAGATTGATACAGCTAAGATTGACGAGGCTTTTGCTAGCGGGCATAACATGGCTGATATTAAGTCATTCCTGTCCGGTCAAGGTCATGATGAAGTTAGCGTTAAGGATGCTGTAGACACAGCTATATTATCTCGTTTAAGGGTTGCTCAAGACCAAGGCATTGACTTGCCTGAGATTACTTCATACCTAGTTGAGACAGTTGGTATGACGCCTGAAGAGGCTGATGCGCTAACGGCAGAACAACGCCCTGCTGAAACTCCTACAGGTATTCCTGGTGAGGGAGACTTCCCTATATCGGAGACTTTTGAAAAGGTAGAGCAAGAGTATTCTCCACAAGTAATGGTTGACATGTATCGTAGCCTACACCAAAAGTACTCTACACAAGGCAAAAAAGTTTTGGGCCTAATGGACGATACTAAACGAGCTGAAGCTTTTGAAGATGAATATAGGTTAGCTACTACTATAGCTGCAGGTATGAAGAAGCATAACATGGATGTATCAGTAGTTGCTAACACTGAAGGCTTGTTTCCAACATATGATTTAATGCTAAATACACCTGAAGGTCCACAACCACTAGACGAAGAGTTTTGGAATGCTATTGGTAATAGTGAATATGAGATAACCGGAGCTATGGGTATGGCTGCAGGTGCTGCTAGATTAGGTGCAGCACTACCTGGTTGGGGTAAAGTTGTATCTATACTAGGTGGAGCAGCTGTTGGTGCTTCAGTAGGTAAAGCAGCAGATTTAGTTAAGCTATCTGCTGCTACTAATGAACTTGAGAATTTAAAGGCCTCATTTGTTATTAATAGAATGATAGACGCAGGTGTAGCTGATCTTACATTTAATATACTAGGTACTACTGTTGCTAAAGCTGCTACAGGCTCTGTAAAGCTAGTAGGTAAAGCCTATAACTATTTTGCTAAAGGCAATCTTGACGGAGCATATGCAGCTCTTAAAACACATCTCGGTGTTGATGATGAGCAAGTAAAAGAGATCATTCGCGGCTGGGAGCACGCTACTGGTACTAAAGCTCCAGGCATTGGCCTCAAAGAGAAAGCTACTAGTGTACTACCACAAGTTACACCTGGTGGTGAAGATATAGTTAGCCAAGCAGCACAGCTCAACCCTAGAGTTGGTGCGCAGGTTATTAAGTCTATATCTGACCGAGCTACTAACGTTATTAAGGCAGCGGACAATATCACTACAGATAACCTAGGTGTTGTGCTGCATGACGACTTAGGTAAGTACTCTAGCGACGTAAAGAACTTCTATGGTGGTATTAAGAATCACGCAGTAGACGCTATGGAGAATACTGGCTATCAGTTCGACTACGATAAACTAGCTATTGAGCCAGCGTTTAAAGCTATTGGTGATAAAATCAGTAATCCCGCTATTAAAGAGCAATTCTTAGCTAAGTTAGATAGAGTACGACACTAGGTCAAGTTACTGATCTTAAGGGTGAAGCAATACCTGGTATTGAGTCTGGTCTGCGTAGCTTTGACAACTTACTAGAACTACGTAAAGTAGTGACAGAATTTAAACACAACAAACGGCTAAATACTTCTGGCGATTTTAAAGCTATTAATGACGTACTAGGTAACATAGACGGAGAGATTGCTACAGCTGTTAAGCAGCACTTGCCTAAGAGTAGCGTCTGGTTATCAGAATGGAAGAAGGCTAACGTAGAGTATTCTAAGATGCTCACCCTTAAGGATAATGTTATGTATAAGGCATTAACTGCTAAGGGCGTCAATATAGATAAGGTTATAAATACGTTAGTTAAGGACATTAAGTCTTTTGACGGTACCTTTATGCAAGTACTAGCTAAAGTTCCACCTAAGACTCGTGCACTCGCTGAGGGTGCAGTTATGAAGAAACTAATAGGTAATCATACTGTTGGTTTTGAAGGTGGCTTACAAGCTATACACTTTCCTAACTTGCAGAAAGACTTAGCTAAGTTGGGTTTTACTACAGAAGAAGCTCGGATACTTAAGCGTGGCGTTAGTGAGTTAGCTAACGTGTTTAAGAATGACGCAGCTATTAGTAGAGCTGCCGGTAATATTACCCAGGCTAAGTTTAGCCATAGCTTAACTACTGATCCTGTAGTGAAGATGCAGTTTGAAATAGCTAGACAGTCATTTAACTATTTTCGTAAGTTTGCGCCCGGTGCAAAGGGTGATGCTACTGCGCTTATTACTAAGACAGCTAAGATGTTACAGAATCCTGCTAACTCTAAAGCTGTTGAAGACCTAATTAAGGTTCTACCTAACGACCCAGAAATGGTAGCTAATATTAAACAGTTAGCTATTCAGTACGCTAAGTTTGGGTACAACGAGCACTACCCTAAAGTTAAGACTTATAGAACTGGTGTACCTGGTAAGATGCACAAGTCTGTTAAAGGTAGACTTGGTGAGGGTATATATTGGACCACTAATAAAAAGGTAGCCAAAGCCAGAGCTAAAGAGACAGGCGGTAAGGTTGTGTCAGAAAAACTTTTGCCTTCACGTATAGCTGATGAGAATGCTATTAAAGATGTAATAGGTGACTTTGAACTCGCTGACTTAAAAGATAACAGGTTACTAGTAGAAGCGCTTAAGAATAAAGGTTTTAATGGTCTTACAGTAGGTGAAGACATTGTGATGTTCAAATGACATTAGGTCAGAAGCAACGCAAGTTTACACAGATGATAGCTAATCTGATAAACTATGCGTACCTCCAAGGGTATGAACTCTCGTTTGGGGACGCTTGGGCACATGATGGCCACAAGGATAACTCTAACCACTATATAAGATTAGCTGTAGATTTTAACTTGTTCAAGGATGGTGAGTATTTAACTAAGACTTCAGATCATGAACCTTTAGGCCTATTTTGGGAAGAGATGGGTGGTTCTTGGGGCGGAAGATTTAACGATGGTAATCACTACTCACTAGAGCATAAAGGAAGAAAGTAATGCAAAAATTACTAGAAAAACATACTATAGCTTTAGTCTTTGCTATACTTTTAGGCATGTTTATGGGCTATATGGATATGAGGTCTGTATTCGTATCTACTAATCAAGAGGTTAAAGCAGTTAATCAAGTCCTAGCTAGGTTTGTTATATTAGCCGAGCTAACAAGAAAAGAGCAGTTGCTGCGTACTGATGAAATAGAGTGGGTACAAGAGCAAAGGAGACATAAAAAATGAGCACAAGACTAATAACTAAACAATTAGCCGGCGAGGAAGACTGCCTCTTAGGTAGAGGCACGGCTGTACAAGCAAGGGCTAGTGGTGATCAAACTTTAACAAAAGTTGATCTAATCAAGTGGGTAACTAATGCTACAGCATTATCGTTGGTTGATGTAGACAAGTTCAATATGGCTATGTTAGGTAATAGCTTAGTACTATATAGGTGGTACTCTGGTCTAGACCATGACGACCCCAATGGCACAACTATTATAGATGGCCCAGTTGGAGTTGACGGTGTCTGGTTAGTTGCTAGTCCTATGTACAATACCGTAGTCGACCAAGACGGTAATATAACTATTAGTAGTACTATTATGACTATTGATGGAAGTATTGCCGGCACGGCCATAAAAGATGAAGATAACATGGTGTCTGATTCTGATACCCACCTAGCTACGCAACAAAGTATTAAAGCATATGTGGATACTATAGCTGCATTTAAAGGAGCGCTAGTAACAAAGTCTTCACTACAATCCATATTAAATGCTACTTTTACAGCCCTTACAGTTGATACCGAGGACTACGATACTAGTGATATTCACCACGCTTCTGTAAATACTGAAAGACTTACAGTGCCTGCGGGAGTAACTCGTGTACGTATCACAGGAGGTACAGGGTTTGCTGGGAATGCTACAGGACGTAGGGTATTAGTCGTGCAGAAAAATGGGTCCTCGTCCTATGCAGGAGTCCCCAGTATATCTATAGAGGCGCCAAGTACTAATATAGAGCATATGTCGGTGGCTACCCCAGTAATTACTGTAACCGCGGGGGATTACTTCCACCTCTGGGTGTATCAAAATAGTACAAGCGCATTGAATTGTGGATATGACACACATTTTGCTATGGAAGTTATTGAATAATTAATAAAGGAGAAATAACATGGGTTTATTAGATTTAGGATTGGGTGGAGACACAGAAGTCGCACCAGAAGACTTAGGTTCTGGCGGACTTAAGCAAGCGGCTCAGCAGCTATCAGGTCGTGACTTGCAACTCAAACAGCAAGAGTGCAATGTTTATGGCATGATATATGATGAGTTAGCTGGTAAGTGTGTGAGGCTCGAGTCTTCTGAACCTGCGTTGGATGAGTAGCTAAATATACATATGCTTCTATTCCTTGAGCTATTATTATAGATAGTCCAAGGATTATAGCTGCTATAGTATTATTCATGTAATTTCTCCTTTACGTCTTTAAGAGAGTAAGCTACTATACCTACTCCGCCGCTAATCTCTATCATAGTTAAGTTCTCATCTTGTAATGCAGATGTTTTATTAGTTCCGTACTTTACTTCTATTCCGTAGAACGTGCCTTTATAGCAGCATAGTATATCTGGTACTCCAGCTTTGCTGGCCTGCACTACCTTAACAGCATACGCACCTATAGCTTTAAGATACTTCAATATAATTGATTGTAATTTCTGTTCACTCATAGTTTAAAGTTAACTCCAAATTCAATTATGTCTAACCAGTCTTCTTCATTATCATTGACTGGCCAACCTGTTGATAAATGTGATATATGCGAGTACTGTATAAAAGTATTATTAAAGTCACTACGTAGACTAAATCTTACTGTGTCTATAGGTCCATCGAAACCTCCATTGCTATTATCTATAGACCAGGGCATATACTGTGATACATTAACTCCTAAAGCTATCTCACCGCTATAATCGGCGGACAACGCCAGGCTTGGGAATAAAAAACCTAATAAAATCAATGACTTAGGACTCATATTCTTAAGGTCTCCTTAGATTGATTCTAAGAGCTCCATTTTTAGCCCTTAGAATCATATTAATAAGATTTTTAAATCAAATCTGGACGTCCTCACCAAGCCCAAAATCGTCAGGATTACTTATCAAATCTAACACGTGAAAAGCGTGGAAGGAATAAGCTATACTCGTCAGTAATAGAGTCTTGTATAACCGCGTTATACTTAACCTCTATAGTGTGACCCACATAGTTAATCTCTGGATCTGCGCAAGCGGCCATCATAGTTAACCCCGCTACCTTCACGTATACCTCTTTATCTTCAACAGTGCCCTTACAGATTAAAGCCCCAATTAAACCTTGCAGCTTGCCTGTACCTTCATTCCAGCCTATACACTTTAGGTCAGCCTCTTTAGTCTCTTTAACTTTCACCCAATCTTTAGAACGTTTAAAACTATATAGGTGGTTTTCACTCTTAAGAACTAAACCCTCATAGCCTTCTTCAAGAACTTCTTGATAATACTCATTGGCATCTTCTGCATTAGCTAATGTTACTGTAGTTGCGGGTATAAAGTTTTCACTGCGCATATAGCTAAGTATCTCATTCAACGCTTTAAACCGCATGGAGTATAACTCATTACACTTAGCTGCTTCCCAGTCGCTGAGTGCCATAAAGTCAAAAGCATTAAATCTAACATTACTCTCATCTATAATGCCGCCATGCATAGCAGAGTTTATCATGCCAGATATTTTAGTACGATCTTCTTGTTTACCAGTGACTAGAGTAATCTCCCCGTCCATAGCATAATTAGTAAACGGCGCATCTTCTAGTATAGCCTTTAAACTAGGTAGGTTTACTTCATTACCGTTACGGGTATAGAATGTCACACATCCTCCCTTGTTTAAAGCTATTAGTCTAACACCGTCGTATTTCAGCTGTGCTAGCATAGGATACTTAAGGTCTATGACTGGTACCTCTTTAGCTAGTTGTACTTTAAACTGGTCAATAGACCCTAAATGAACGCTGTTGAATAGTGCAGCACTAACACCGCAACGTAAATCTTTATTTATAACTAACTTAATTAAATCGCCATGTTCAGCAGCAAAGTTCTCTACTTTATTTCTAGCTATCAAACCTCTAGCAGTAGTACCATCTAAGATACTGTCTAGTAGAGTGTACATCTCTTTAGTAGGCTCGCCCAACCTCTTCATATTATAGTTAGGGAACTTTAAATGATAAGTGCAATAAGGGTCATAGGCATAAACAAATGCAGACCAGTCTAAATGATTAATCTCTTTTAGTAAGCTTTGCTTCTGTAACTTCGAGTTCGTTTGTGAGAGTTCTTTTAATAGCTGCATTACTGTTCTCCAATATTAGGCCTAAATGATGTACTATGCTGTTTACTTTAATATCTTTTACCATGTAACCACCTTTAGGATCAAAGGTACCTTTCATGTCTTCTATGATAGCGTCAATAGTTACTCCTGCTCTCATTTGTTTAGAGTACGCCGTCATCAGTGGAGTAACCCAATGGAATTCAGTCATATCTTTACAGTTTAAGAAAAATGCTTTACCTTCTACTACTGTAAAATATAACGCATGTTTTACTAAGGGCGCGTTAAATTTTACAGTTAAGCTCCCCTTTTCTTTAATGTAGTATTTTTCGTTCATAACTCCTCTCTCTCAAATACTGAATCCACAAAGTTACGCTTATTCTTAGCTACTTGTTTGTATACCTGTGATGATATAGCTTTCTTAACTAGTAGGAAGTGCACTTTTATAGCTGACGACCTATTCATATTAGCTTGTCTAGCTCTACGCTGTGTGTGCTGAGCTGTGCTCCAATTCTGACTGTATATAACTAGATGTTCAAAATGCGATAAGTCTATACCTTCAGCATCAGATGAAGCTTGAAATAGCGTAGCACTCTTAAACCTCTTTTCTAGCTTAAACAACTCACCTTGATAGTTATACATTATAGCTAAGTCTTCTATATCACCCCACTTATCTAGTATATAGTCTATCTTCTCAGTATTGTCTAGCTCGTAATATGTGTGGTATAAATATACGTCTTCTATCTTTTCTCTTACAATCTTTATTACTTTACCCGTTTTCTCTTTCTGCGCTATTAAAGTGTTCTTAGCTACACCGCCTTCTATCATGTGTAAAGCAGAACGCAATTTCATAGTAGTATCTAACACTAGTTTTGAACCACCTAGCTCAATAATTTTGTACTTCATAATATGATTATACGCTAATTTAGTTGCATCGCTAAGTTCTACATAATGAAGGACGTCTTCAGGTTCATGTTCGAAACCTATC